ACAACTGGATTGGTATTCGCATCTGCAATAAAAACGAACTGACTAGAATTGTTCGTCACTTTGCATATGATGAATTCGATCAAGTTGATAAGCAGTGGAAGAAAAATCGCTTCGCTTCTCTGAAGAATCAGGTTGGATTTACTGAAGCTTTCTACATGCCTAACCAAGGAATTGGTAGTGGATCTCATGAATTGGAAGTCAAACAGAAAAACGAGGTTGCAACCAAAGCAGAACTACAACGTGCATTCAAAAAGCACATGGGTTCTAAAATGACAAACAAAACAATCCTTAACGCATTCATCGAGCAAATTGCTTGACAGGTGCGTATAAGGAGTGTATACTCAGACAAGTTAACAATTTTACTAAATACAAAAAAATCTTGACTCATGAAAGACTCCTGTAAACGCATGACAGCGGGGCAATTCATCAAAAAACATGGTGATCTGTCCACTGTCTTTAATATGATTGTATCTGACTATTACGGCAACGACATTCAAGCACTAGAAGCAAATATCAAAAATAAAGAAAAGGGTGGAGATCGCGTCATCATCTTTGATAAGATGTTGGAGTGTATCGAATCGGTTAATCCCACCTTTAAGAAGATGCCTAAGGCACAGCAAGACCCTATTCGTAGAGAATATAGTCGTCTGATGTGGGAGCGTCGTCGTAAACTTGTTAATGATTGGAAGTCAAATGAGTCCTATGTTGAACCTCCAGTAAACAACGATTTCTCTGGTCTAGAAGAACTTCTAGTTGAGAATACTGATCAGGATCAGGTCACTTCGATTATCAATGCTGCAAAGCAGAATGATGCTAAGAAAGTTGTGATCGAAGGTGATCGTGTGGAGGTACACTTTTGAAGTGTAAAGTACAACTTTATATTGCTGGAACACTCTTTGATGAGATCGTAGTTGCTAGAGACTACGAACATGCTAAGAAGATTGCACTAGCACGAAATCCAGAAGCAACTATTATGCATGTGACAGCAGTGTTCGATTGAACAACTGTCCTATGACCTGGCACAACGCCAGGTCTTCTGCTATAATATCTGTATAGACAACAAACAAATCCAATGCCTTTCGCTCCAAACCCTGTTACCACTGAACAACTGGTCAATGCTTTGACGGATCTTTATGGTTCAGAAGTTAACACTCCTCAGGTTCGCAGCACTGCAGATTCTCTAAAAGTATCTTACGCTACTGCTTGCAAACGCCTGAAGTCATATAAATCTGGTAAGGGCAAATGGAATCTCACTGCCCAAGAAATCGAACGTGCTTATGAAGCACCTTCTGCACAACCCGCTACCGAAGTCTCTTACGTTCCTGAAAAAGATGATACCTTCGTCCAGTTTGGCAACTATGCTCCTCTTAAAAAGATTGTTCAGTCCAATCGTTTTTATCCAGTCTTCATCACAGGTCTTTCTGGAAACGGCAAAACTCTATCCGTTGAGCAAGTCTGTGCCGCAACAAACAGAGAACTGATCCGTGTCAACATCACAATCGAAACAGACGAAGACGATCTTATTGGTGGTTTCCGTCTTGTCAATGGCGATACTGTTTGGCACAATGGTCCTGTCATCGAAGCTTTGGAGAGGGGAGCTGTACTTCTTCTAGATGAGATTGATCTTGCTAGCAATAAGATTCTTTGCCTTCAGTCAATTCTAGAAGGAAAGGGTGTATTCTTGAAGAAAATCGGAAAATACATCAATCCAAAGGAAGGTTTTAATGTTATTGCAACTGCAAATACTAAAGGTAAAGGCTCTGATGACGGTCGTTTTGTTGGAACTAATGTTCTTAATGAAGCTTTCCTTGAGCGATTCCCAGTTACGTTTGAACAGGAGTATCCCTCCGCTGCCATTGAAACTAAGATTCTATTGAATGCAGGAATCAATCAGGACTTCTCTGAAAAACTTGTCAGGTGGGCAGGTGTCATTCGTAAGACTTTCTTTGATGGTGGTGTTGATGAAGTAATTACCACACGTCGTTTGGTTCACATTGCTGACGCATATAGTATCTTTGGTGAGCGTATTTCAGCAATCAAATACTGCATCAATCGCTTTGATGAAGATACAAAGCAGTCCTTCATGGATCTGTACACTAAAGTTGATGCTGATGAAGACATGGAATGAACTATGTGGGAGTAGAAATACTCCCTCTTACTATCCTTTTCTTATGTTCGATCCATCTCAATATGTTTCTTGGGATGATGTTGATGAATGTTTGTATAGGACTGATATGAAATGGGAACTTATCAGTCCTGATGGTATAAAAGATGAAGTTCCCACTTTTACATCTGCCTGGTATGGTGATTATCAGGAGACTCGTTACATCACACACAAAATCAAAAAAGGATATGGTTTTGTAATTACTAAGTATGGTCGTTACAATAAACGTACAAATGATTTGTGTCGTGAAATCGAAAACACTCTTGACGTAACATCTGACCTGCATATCTATGGAGGTCATACTGGTTCTCATTCTTTCAAACCTCACAAAGATGAAACAGAAAACATCATCATACAAGTTGAAGGGAATACTCCTTGGATGGTATTTGATGATGAATTTAATCCACAACTTAATGTCACCTTATATCCTGGTGATGCAATCTTTATACCAAAAGGATGGTATCACCAAGCAAAACCTTCTAACACACGTTTATCGATGAGTATTGCTATGTTCGATAAATCTAGAATTACTATTGACAGAGACCACTTGACTCTCAATCCAAATTGATCTATACTACTAAAAAGTTCCACCTTTATTATGAAGTACAATGAAGAGGAGTTACTAAAAGAACTCCGAGACTATATCATTGGCACATACAATCAGCACTATGCTACTGATAAGATTCAGACACTAGATCTGATTGATGCCTGTGGAGACGCTGAAGCATTCTGTAGGAGTAATATCCTGAAGTATGCATCTCGATATGACAAGAAAGGAACTGCCCGTCGTGACATCATCAAGATCTTGCACTACGGACTTCTCCTTCTTTATTTCAGCGACAAATCTGCACCCCCTACTGAAGCGTACCCTCAATGACCGTAATCTCTCGTCCAACAATTGAAATCCTTAAGAACTTCTGTTCTATCAATAAATCCATTGTCATCAAACCTGGTAATAAACTCGCTACACTTAGCATAAATAAGAACATCCTTGCCATCGCTGAGGTTGATGAGCAGTTTGAGTCGCAGATTTCCATCTATGACCTTGGTGTATTCCTTGGTGGTCTGTCTCTATTTGATCAACCTAAGATTGATACTACACAATCCAACTATGTAACAGTTAGCGATCAAACTGGTCGCTCAAAGACTCGATATTTTTACGCAGACCCTGATATCATCACTCAGGCACCAGAGAAAGAAATTTCTCTTCCCTCAATTGATGTTAAGTTCCGTCTTGAGGCAGGTGTTTTGCAGCAACTTCAACGTGCTGCTAGTGTGTATCAACTACCAGATCTTTGTCTTTATGGAACTGATGGTGTAATGAATCTGTGTGTAACAGATAAAAAGAACGATACATCAAATAGTTACTCTGTTGAAGTCGGAACTACAGAAGATTCATTCTGTTTCTGCTTCAAGGTAGAGAATCTTCGTCTTCTTCCTGGTGATTACAATGTATCTCTCAGTAAGAAGAATGTTGCTATGTTCCAAGGCGATGGAATCAAATATTATATTGCTCTAGAACCTAACAACTAATCCAATGAAACACATCTTATTTACACTGAAGGGGTGTCCCTTCTCTTTGTGTGATGATGAGTCCCATATTCGCAACATGCTAGTCAATGCTGCTACAATGGGTAGGTGTACATTGTTAGATGTGTCATCCCATAAGTTCGATCCTTATGGCGTAACTGCCATCGCCCTTCTTGCCGAATCACACATTAGTATTCATACTTGGCCAGAGAAGTGTATGGCAGTCTGTGATGTTTTTACTTGTGGTGAAAACAATCTTCCTGACTCTGCAGCACATTACATGTTTGAACGCATGGAAGCAACAGACTGGGAAGGAACTGAAATTAATAGGAAACTAGATGATGAATGATTTTTTGTGGGTTGAAAAGTATCGTCCTCAGAAAGTGGACGAATGCATTCTACCCGAATCTGTGAAGAATACCTTCCAGAGTTTTCTTGAACAGGGTGAGATTCCTAATCTCCTTCTGTCTGGAACTGCTGGTGTTGGTAAAACTACTATTGCTAAAGCACTCTGTCACGAACTGGGAGCAGACTACTATGTTATCAATGGATCTGATGAAGGTCGATTCCTGGACACTGTACGCAATCAGGCAAAGAACTTTGCTAGTACTGTGTCTCTCACTTCTTCTAGTAAGCACAAAGTTCTT